CGGCTGTTCGTCGGCCAGCGGGATGATGATGCGCCAGCGCATATCGCCGGGGCGCGCATGGGGGCTGGAATAGATCAGCCACGCGGCCCCGGTGACAAAAGCTGTCACCCCCTCGCGGATTGCGTCGAGGCTGTGGTTTCCGCTGTCAACGTCGCCAGTCAGCGCGATGAACCGGCCCCGTTCACGCTGCGCCGCATGTTCGCGCGCATCGTAATCGTGATAGGTCGATGGGATACAGGCCAGCCCGGCACCCTTGGGCTTGTCGCCAGGTGCCATCGCGAACACCTTGGCGAGCACCTGCGTCGGGTAATCCTCGCCAGTCGCAATGCGGGTATCAAATTGGCCCTTGAAATAGACGAAGCGGCGTGTTGCCCAGCCTTGAGGGGCGGGCCGTTCGGACTGATCAAGCATCTACACCGCCCTTGAAGGTTTGCCGGCATTGCGCACCAGCGCGCTGCCAATATGTGCTGACACCGCGCTGCGCGGCTTCGGAACGGGCGCGGGTGATGACGCGGCGCCGTTTAAGCGCGCGGTCCAGTTCACGGGCGAGGAGCCACCGCTTGAGCGCGCCGATCATGTCGCGCGCCCCCGCACCGGAGCGCCCAGCGAGGCCAGCCAATCGAAAGCGGACTTGCCCGAAAAGAAACAGGCAACCTTGTGCCCGCGTTCGTGCATCCGGTTGCCCCAGTCGATTTGTGACTGCGATAGTTTGCCGGGGCGACCGCTCTTGTCGTACCCCTTGAACTCAAGAAAGCAGATTGAGCGCTCGCAGTTGGGGATCGTGCTGGCAGTGATATCCCATGCGGCGGTCATGTCGAACACGCCCGCCACAAGCCCCTCTCGCTTGGCCTGCATAGGGTTGCGCTTGCCCGCATTGGCGTTGGCCCACAGGACCACCTGCGGGGCGAGGTTGGCGGCGTATTGGCGAAACAGCCCTTGCCGTTCGATCTCGCTCAAGTCCTTGCGCCCGTCCGGTGCCTCGACCGGGAACAGGGGCGTGGCATCAAGCGGCGTTTCGAGGTGGTCGAAAGCGCTCATGCGGCCCGCCGCGCAAGTTCGCGCTGCAATGCGTCAAAGCACTCCGGCTCGCTAAGCCCGGTCCAACGCGCGATATCCGCAGCGGTGACGCTGGCAAGGTCGGCGCGCAGGGTCAGGATTTGAACAAGCTGCGCGCGCCGGGCATCCTTGGTGCGGGCAACGCGCTCTGGCTTGCGGGAGAAGCGGGGGAACATCACCACACCGACGCGCAGGTGACGAACGGGATATCGTCGTCTAGGTCGTCGGCGGTCCTGCCGTAGTTCCCGCCCGTTGACGGTGCGCCGCGACTGCCATCGGGTTTGTGCTGTGCATCCCCGCCCTGCTTGCCATCAAGCAGAACCAGCGTCCCGCCGAACCCCTGCAACACAACCTCGGTGGTGTAGCGGTCATTGCCAGCCTGGTCGGTCCATTTTCTGGTCTGGAGCTTACCCTCGACGAAGCACTGGCTGCCCTTTTTCAGGAAGCGTTCGACCACACCGACAAGGCCGTCATTGAACACCGCGACCGAAACCCATTCGGTCTTTTCCTTGCGCTCGCCGGTCGCCTTGTCCTTCCAGCTTTCGGAGCAGGCCAAGCGGAAATTCGCGACCTTGCCCCCGTTCTGGAACGACTTGATTTCAGGATCGGCACCGAGCCGACCGATGAGCATAACCTTGTTGAGACTGGCCATCATTCGGCCCTTTCGTGTTCGAGGATCGAGGCCAGCCCCATGCGCCGCGCTTGGGCTTCAAGCTGGCGAACGCGGGCACGGGCGCGCTCAAGCTGGCGCGGCAAGTGGTAGACCTGGTTGTAAAGCGTCCGGTCGCGGCGCTCTTGCTCGGCAAGGTTCACGGCGTCACCACCTGCCGACCGGCAGCGCGGTGCGCGCGCAGAATACCCGGATGCGAACGCCATAGCGCGCGCAGGAGGGACTTCGTGCCTTCCTCGATCGATGCATGATCGGCGCGCTCGCTGCCAATGATGCCCATGCCCAAGCGGCCCCGGCTTTCGTGACGGTCGCTCATGCCGCCACCCCGCGCAGCTTCACAGCCTTGCTATCAAGCGCATGGCCTTCCTCTGGCGTGATCTCGATCCCGCCTGGGCTATTCGGATGACGGGCGCGCGCATGATCGGCGGCATAGTCAATCGCGTCGGCGGCAAGGCCATCGTGATCGTGATCGGCAGGCGCGGCAAAGGCGCGGCCTTCCGGTTCGATCAGGGTCGAAAGCCATTCATCGGGCAGCTTGCCGAACAACATGCACAGCGCTGTGATCGGCATGGTGTGCGGAACGGCATTGCGTTCGCCGGGAAAGTAGCTGCGCAACGTCGAATAGGGGATGCCGCTATCAAAGGACAAAGCCTTGAGCGTCACGCCGTTCCGATCAAGGATGCGCGCAAGCCTCAACTGGCGATCATGCATCTGGTGCACAATCGTCGAATTATCAGCCATGATCGTGTTGCCCTTCCGCGCTAGTCACAGCGCCATGAGAGGAGATGGAAAAAACACCCCCGCCGCTCTCTCCAACGGCGGGGGTGCAAAGGTCGGCGCGAGGGGTATCAAGCGCCGTGTCGGGCTGGTGGTCGGGCCGTCCAAGGTGGAAGCCCGTGTCGTCCTGGTGTCCCTCTGGCGCGGACCACAGCAGCCACGCGAAGAACGCGGCCATGCCCAGCCAGAGGATGATTGCAGGGATCGCGATGGCGTAGATCACGCGGCGATGCCCCAAAAGTCGCCGGGCAGTGCAACACCGCGATCAGCAGCAAGGCGCGCTATGGCGTGCCGCCGCTTCCACGGGATCGAACGACCCTCCAGCTTCCAGTTCGCCACTACGTTGGAGTTAAGGCCCAGCGCTTCCGCTACCGCCTTAACCCCACCTAGTTCGTCGATGAGTTGATGTTCCATGCCGCACTTGTCACAGATTGTGACCGCAAGCGCAAGCGGAAATTGTCACAATGCGTTTGTGGCGCGAACATGATTCAGTATCTGGAAACAGGGGAGCGCGGCCTATCCGCCAAATGGCTCCGCAAGCTCGCCCCCGCGCTCGACACAACGCCGGGCATGTTGCTTGATCACGATCCTAATGACCTGGACAATGATATTCTTGAAATATGGGGCAATGCGAGCGCCCGCGAAAAGAAGCAAATCAGCGATGTCGCCCGCGCGCTGCTGCGGAGCAATGGCAGCTAGAACTTAGGCGCGGGTATCTCGCTTGGCACAACGCCAGAATTTCCCCCACTTTGCTGCCGCTCCGTTATTTCAATGCACCGCGTCCGTGCAATTGCGCGTGTGTTCGCGGACAGTGCCGTTCCCCTCCAGTTATCCGCGACATATTCGCAGGCCTCCGCGCTGGGCATAGCGGTAGGCGCTGTGCAGTTCGTCGCCATCGGCGTGGCTATGCAGGCTAGAAGATACCACATTGGCGAGCGCTCCCGGTGCGCGGATATGTTGGACATAGATGCGAGAAAATGCAAGCGCATCACATAATGTGACATTTTCCATTTGACAGAATAGTCACAATCTGTGAAACCCATCTCCACAGACAGGAGATGGCAATGCACCCTTGGAACTATCACAGCAACGTAACGGTCTGCTCCGAATGCGACGGCGTTGGCCGGGTTCATGCGAGCCGCCGCGCCACCATCGCCGACCCCTATCCGGAAAGCCCGTGCCAGTCCTGCGAAGGCCCGCACGATCCTGAATGCAGCGTGTGCGGCTTCAACCAGCAGGTTAAGGGCTATGACTGCCTCGCCTGCGATACTGTCGCCTCGCTCTATGAAAGCGAACTGCGCGCTTTCAACGCGGACGACTTCGCCGCCGCACTCAAGCAGGCGGTCGGAAAGGCTACCAGCGCCGCCAGGCGGGAGGCCGCATAATGGCCTCCCGCGCCCGCTCGCTGTGCTGGGCCTTGCTCGCCATCGCCCTTGTTGCCGCCTTCGATCACGCCATGCGCGTAGATCAGGCCCGGCTGTGTGCCAGCGATGCCACCGCGAATGAGGGGTGCTGATTATGGGTATCGTTCATCACCCCGAAGTCACGCAAGGCAGCGACGAATGGCTGGCCATGCGACTTGGCCTGCTGACCGCCTCCGAAATGAAACACATCATCACGCCGACGCTCAAGGCCGCGAACAATGAAAAGACGCGCGCCCACCTTTACGAACTGCTTGCCCAGCGCGTCACCAACTACGTCGAGCCGATGTATGTGTCGGATGATATGCTCAGAGGCGTCGAGGATGAGTTCTACGCCCGCCAAGCCTACGCTGAGCGTTATGGCGAGGTCGATCAGGTCGGCTTTGTGACGAATGACCGATGGGGTTTCACGCTTGGCTATTCACCGGACGGACTGGTGGGCGCAGATGGCCTTATCGAGATCAAGAGCCGCCGCCAGAAATACCAGGTTCAAACGATCATCGAGAACCTGACAGGCGGCACGATCCCGGCTGACTATATGCTTCAATGCCAGACCGGACTTTTGGTGTCCGAGCGCGAGTGGCTGGACTTCATCAGCTACTCTGGCGGTCTGCCGATGGCTGTAATTCGCGTCTGGCCTGACGATGCCGTGCAAGGCGCGATCATCGAAGCTGCCGCCGCGTTTGAGGCCAAGCTGGCCGAATGCCTTGAGATTTACCG